CGCAAAGCTCGACCACATCTATTGGGGCGAGTTCATGTTCAAGGACAACGCGCCTGACATGTGGAGCATACCCTATGCCGTCATCGGCCCTAAGTTCGGGGACGACGGTGTGGGCGTCCATCTCCCGAAGATCTCCGACAGGGACTGGGCAACTGCTGCCTCGTTCGTGACGGGAACGATTGGGATGATCCTGAAGGTGTCATTTTCACGACCCGAGAACGGCACTTTCTTCTTGGGCCGCCACTATCCAAGACCACTGGAGTCACTTGCTTCTTACGCGGATGTCCCAACGGCATGCCGCAAGCTCTCAATAGCACGCAACCTCAGCTTAGAGAGATATGAACAGAAGCTCCACGGGTACTGGACAACCGACTCGAAAACTCCGGGTATCCGTGAATATCTCATCGCCGTCGCTCGCATGTACGACGTCGAACTCCGAGCCTACGACGGCGTAGTGGAAGTCGACGAAGAGGGTCGCCCAGTCCTGACAAGGGAAATGGCCGACCTGCTTGCCAGCGATCGTGACATGTTCTATCGCGTAGCCGGCGGACCCTATTGCGTTGAGGACGACGACGTCCCAATGATGATGGAGGCTATTGCCCCTCAGATCAACTTCGATAATTCATCTGAGGCAGAGGCATGGCTGAAGTCCTTGTCCGAATGCGCGAGCTGGGAGGAACTAGATGCCTTCCAAATCCCCGGGATGGACTATGACCCGGACGAGGAGCCCGAGGGCACTCGCCGGATGTCTGGTCCAGTCACAAGTCTCCTTTCCATGAAGTCGTCGCAGCCCATGGCTGACTACTCATTTGACGACCTCGTGGACGCAGCCTACACCGCCCTCTCCGAGGGCACCGAGGCTGGCCTCGCCGAAGGTGAGGGGGGAGACACGAAGGCGCCGCCTCACGCTTCGGCGTGAGGTGGCGTGCGACGCCTTCTCGACAGACGTTTCTTTCCTGCTACAAATCAGATCCGCAGGATGGTTCTTTACGTCTGTGACCGTTAGGTTCGCTACCGAATCGGTCAGGTCGAGTGAGGGATGACCCCCCGATAGCTACAGGCTTTGACATTTTCAATAGTGTCAGAAAGAGACTTAGAGCATGTCTAACACCGACGCTCAGAACCTTCGCGACATTGTGCGCTCAAAAGACCCGTTGTATGAGCTATGCAAGAACCGGCTCATTACACCGGAAGCGTGCGATTGGGTAAAGTACGCGCTGGACCCCTTCCACGACCAACAGCTCGAGCACCTCCGAGGTTACCCGGACGTTGCCACAGAGCCAACAGTCGTTGTGAAGATCAGGCAAGCTGTCACTGTCGCCAAGCCCCCCGGGCTGCCCGCCGGCGACACGTGGGACTGCCACATGGTATTGTCCCCAATTGACTACATGCCTGCCGACCCGAGTTCTGTTCAAGCCGCCTCTGTTTTCCCTCAAGGATCAAGGGGAACGCCCATAACGTCGCTCAGCGGCGCTATAACCGGCAATGGCACCCCATGTGCTCGCATGGATGGTTTGCTGATCAACAGCGTACCGTCCGATGCCACACTGGGGGCAAACTTGACCTACACACCCGGGCATTGCCCCGCCGCCGCAAGCGGTGGCTACCAGCTCCAGCAAATCAACTTGGACAACTATCTCGATTTCGATCAAACAGACCTCGGCGTATACCGAATTCTGTATTCCGGATTTGAGGTGGTCAACACCACAGCCCAGATTCAGAAGCAGGGTGCCGTGACAGTTTACGAATACGGCAACAGCTATGAGATGGGCGCGTCACTACCCATGTTCAGTCCGCAAGGTGCTCTCATTTTCCCGCCATCACAACCGACCACATTCTTTCGCTGCCCACCTAACTCCGTGGCCGAGGCTAAGATCATGCCAGGCTCACACTCGTGGGCGGCGCAGGATGGTTGCTACAACACCGCCAAGTTCCAGTCTGAC